CAGCGCCTGTGCAAACAACATTAGTACGAGGATCACGTGGGCCATCGATAGTTAAAAATGTATCAGGGCCGCTTGATGTATCATCAGCTTTATGTACATAATTAGCATAAATTTGTTCTAAGAAAATACTACCGTTAGAAATTTCCATATCTAAAGAATGATATCCATCCATTTCTAATGGGATTTCGAACGTAAAAAGAACTACCTGTGCAGCCGGTGATCGATCTACTTCAGGACTTTCTATTGTAGCTACAGGACCAGAAAACACCTGGGTGCCATCAAATGTGGCTGTGACTGTAGTAGGGGTTAAGGTAACGCCATCGCCATAAAATGCACTGTATCCTTGGCCATAAATTTGAACGGTTCTGTTGGTCATAATATAAATCTCCTAATCTTATTTATCATTGCCAATGCCGAATTATTATAGGATCAGCTACTTGATCTGGTTTGGGTTTGCCATGAAAAACCATAATACTAGTAGGATAACTAATATCCGTACCTGTATTTGGCTTTAAATGCCGCTTTTGAGCAAAATTATAGCCACCATCTAAGCATTGCCAACGCCAGCTTTTTACTCGCTCAACATCAAAAAATTGCCTTTCTGAGCTAGGAATTGCATCTGTAATATAGTCTTGATCCCCATGATATTTTAGCATTATCTGTGGTAAGTTTGAAACTTTAAAATTGCGCCAAATATAGTCAAATTTTTGGGTGTTAAACCACATGATGCTAGAATTTATCGAATAATTATGTGTCCGCCAAAGCCGTTTGAAATCTCGTACTGTCCAAAAGTGTTGTAAATCCAGTTGCCATATCCAATCAATACTATCTACAATGACTGTATCAAGATCAAAATACATCAAAGGGCCAGCATGATATTCACTGTTAAATAACTGCAACTTATACCACCATGATTTTTTAGGCCCAGATATACCCCAATCTAATAAACTATGTTTAATGTAAGGCGCAGGAACTTCTCTGTGCGCTTCTGTATAAACATGAAATCTAATGCTAGGTGTAATATGTCTGCTTAACATATTATATAGACGATCGACATACTCCCAACTATATCCGTTGCCGTGAATTACACAAGCACAATCAATAGGACCAGTTAGAGGTTGTATCACAGGACTGGGCTTAATCTTTTTAACCATAATCCTTGTTGTATTTCATTAAGTGTATATTCTGTATGACAAATCTCTACTAACCAACGATCTCTATCAATTAAGTAAGGTTGCTCTAGTTCAGCCATTGATACCGATACTGGATATGCTAAACTTGAACGATCTACTATAGGACGTGTCCCAGATATTGCAGCCTGTATGCCAGGTCCCGAATTATAATTAACCACAGCATGACAATCAAAATGCATGTCAAAGCTGTCATAGGTATTGGCTAGATAGTGTGGTTCTTCATAGACAATATCGCTGGGTAATAATTTTGGATTTAGTGTTGACCTAGGGTGTGGTCGAACTATGATAGGACGATCAGTAAACTGTCTAAGTCTTAAAATTTGCTTATATATCCAGGCTTCTATACTGGGCTGGTCCGAGACTTGTAAGCTGTTTTGATGTTGAGCGGCAATTAGTATTTCGGGGCGGTTAAACACAGGCACAGCTAAACTAATACCTAGCTTACGTGGTCGATCCCAGTCTAAGTTTTCCGTGTGTCCGTAGTAGCCATCGGCAGTGACATTGTTTACACTGATCTTCCAGGTAGTGCCGCGGTATAGCGCACCCACTTCTACAATAATAACAGGCTTACCTTGACTACGATAGTGTTCATATACTTCTCGGTTAGCTCGCATACGACCATTCCATAGCACCGACCATATAACCGCCGCGTCCGAGTCCATTGAATTTTCTTGTGTTAATATGCCCGAGCCTTGTAGTACATCTAGCACCGCTGACATAACAGGACGGCTGTTTAAGGCACATTGATTAGGAAAATAAGCTACGGTACGCATAAGGTTAAATATTTAACCATGATGCTACCACCACTACAAGGAAGTTTATCCCAAGATCGTTTTTTCATATATGCAGCCGCAGACTCAGTTTATTTTGATTTGCATGCTCGACCATTGATTAAAAGTGTATTGGCAAATACCCCAGAATACGGAGTGCATATACATATCTACGATCCTCGTCCTGAGCAAATTGAATTTTGTAATAATCATCCGGGAGTTAGTTGCACATTTGAATACACCGATGATTTGGCATTTGACCGAGTGTGCAGTTATTGGCAAACAAGAACAAATCTTACTAACGAACGACAGCAACAAATGGCTAAAAAAGGTCGTTCAGGTGGTCCAGTAGAGCTCAAGAAATTAATTAAACAAACCTACTACGCTTGCATGCGCTTTGTTAGATTAGCAGAACTACTCAAACCAGGTCAACGTTGTTTAAGCATTGATGTTGATGGATTAGTACGAGGTAAATTTTCAGTAGATTTAGGTGATGCAGCGTTTTATCTATACGAAAAACCCAAAGATGGCACACACTTAGCGGGTGCTTTATTGTTTAACGGACAGTCTGAGTCGCACGCATTTTTACAAGAATATTCTGCAATGTTGCGTACTAACATCGAGCAACAAGAACTCTACTGGTTTTTAGATCAGCTAATTTTAGACCAAATAGTTCCACGCTATCGTAAGGGTTTACTGCCCATGAGCTATATCGACTGGGCTATGAAAGAAGGCAGTCCTATTTGGTCGGCTAAAGGTAAGCGTAAAGAATTAGAGTTATTCAAACAAGAGCAAAGAAAATACGCATAATGGCCATACTTTACGAAAAAGACTGGATCAACGAAGAATGGTTCACCGACGAATACCAAGCCGACAAACAAGAAAACTTCAACTTGTTAGATGACTACTTAGATGATAAGCCCTTGCGTATATTGGACATCGGCTGTGGGCTTGCTTGGGAATCAAGAATGTTCAACGAGAAGTACGGAACAGAGTTATATCTACTCGACGGCGACTACGATGATAATCCTACCGATCAACAGTTAGTACAAGCTCGCTACAGTGATAACGCCAGTCGATTTGCTTTTTATTATAAGTTAGATTTTTTACGCAATAAGTTAGATGAGTTAGGAACAAAAAACTATCATCTCGTTGATAGTAATAACATCAACCTTAATTCAGATATTAAATTTGATTTAATTACTAGCTGGGTTAGTTGCGGATTCCATTATCCAGTTAACACTTATAAAGATTTAATATTAAAACATAGTCATTCCAATACACGTGTGGTTATGGACCTTAGACTTATACCTAAGACTAAAAACCCTTTATTAGAAGAGAATGTTGAGATTGTTAAAGTTATTAATCGTCGTAGAAAATATATAACCGCAGAGATTAAAATATCATGATTAGCATAGTAATGGCCTACTATAACAGGCAAGCACAGTTGGGTCATACACTTAAAACTATTAGCCGTAGTAGCTATAAAGATGTTGAAGTTATCATTGTAGATGACTTTAGTGCAGAAGATGAACAGCCAGAACCTATTGTCGCAGAATATCCAGAACTCAATGTTCATATTATTCATATGCGTGACGTTGTTATGAAGAAATATTATTGCAATCCTTGTGTGCCTTACAACACTGGCTTCCGGGCAGCCAAGGGTGATATGATTATCATACAAAATCCTGAGTGTTGTCATATGGGCGATGTGCTATCTTACACCGCAGAAAACTTAACAGATGATGTGTATCTTAGTTTTCATGCGTATGGTTGCACCAAACAAGATTTAAAGTTTTTACACGCAGATGAACCTGTACCCATGTTTAGTCACAAGAAAGCACGTTGGTACAATCACGAAACAGAACGCCCGGCCGGTTTCCATTTTTGTAATGCTATCACTAGAAACAATCTTAGTAAGATTAATGGGTTTGACGAAGCCTACGCACAAGGACACAACTACGATGATGCAGAAATTTTGCATCGTATTAAAAATTTAGGATTGCCCATTAAGTTTGTAGCCGATCCTTGGGTAATACATCAGTATCATCACAAGAGCTATGGACATCCAGACAATCCTGAACCAACTGTAGATAACAAGGCATTATACGAAGAGCTACTCAAGTCAAACAAAGTTAGAGCAGACAATGAAACACAAATTTAAAGATAAACGTGCTAGTAGTAATGATGCATTAGTCGCTTACTTAAAAGAGCAAGTAGAGCCGGGTAGTAGTGTACTTGATATTGGATGTGGTCCAAAACTCTACAGTACACCACTAAAGGATCAAGGATCTACAGTATTAACTATCGATGCATGGTCATGGGTCGAGCCAGACATTATTGCTGACTTAGAAAAAACTTTAGTATCGGAGTTAGTTGATAGCAAGTTTGATTATATTCTAATGTTAGATTTTATTGAACACTTAGATAAAACAGCTGGATTGCGTCTAATAGAGGATTGTAAACAGATAGTTAATAAGAAAATATTTTTGTTAACACCTATGGAGGAGATCTGGACTGAGAATCACGAGCATGTCGAAGATCCACGTTTATGGTGTTATGGCAATCAATATGACTTACACAAGAGTATATGGACCCGTGAAGATTTTGATGGCTGGACTACTATTACTTTACCTAAGTTTGAAGATTATTATGTAGGATACTATACACAATGAAGATTACAGTATTTGGTAGTAAAGGAATGGCGGGTCACATGATTGTTTCTTATCTGCAACAACAAGGACATACAATCACAGCACTGGACCGTAGTCATGTGGACATTGAGAATACCCGAGAAGTTCATGCTGTATTGCGAACTGTGGACGCTGATTTTGTCATTAACTGTATAGGATTATTAGTTAATGATAGTATCAGTCGCCCAGATCGAGCATTAATTGTTAATTCGTGGTTTCCGCATGCCCTTGAACAACATTTCAAAAATACTAATACCCGAGTTATACATTTAAGCACTGACTGTGTGTTTGACGGATCTTCTGGAAATTACAGAGAATACGATTTCCATACAGAAACTAATTTTTATGGCCGCAGTAAAAGTCTAGGTGAGATTAACAATGCCAAAGACATTACATTTAGAATGAGTATTATTGGTCCAGAACTTAAAAAAGGAACCGGCCTACTCGAATGGGTGCTTAACAATCCTGAGCAAGAATTAAATGGATGGATCAATCACTGGTGGAACGGTATTACAACACTACAGTTAGCCAAATGTATTAATCAATATATTAATAATCCTTGTGTTGCAGGAGTGTATCACTTAGTTAATAATCGCATTCGTATCACCAAATACAATTTACTTGTGTTAATTAATCAAACGTATAATCTTAATAAGTCTATTGCACTAAGCACGGGACCAAAGGCTATAAACAAAGTATTAGTTGATACTAGACAAGAAGTTGATTGGGCGATTGCAGATTATCCAACACAGTTAGAAGAGCTAAGAAACTTTAACCCACTGGCGCATGTGAGCCCAGCAACGACCTGAACGTAGATCTGCAAAACTCCAATGACATTGTGCTAACTTGCGAATCCACTGCTCACGATTGGGCATGTTAGGATTTTCTATTAGACTAAAATCAGTATTAGTCATGTCGCCTGCCTGACTATAGCTAGGATGATCGGTAATAAAACTTGGAATGCCTTCTATAACTGCTACAGCACTCGGTGTGCTATTATGACAAACAAGTGCCCAACAGTTTTTCAAATCTTCTACAATATGTTTTCCCTCTGGGCTAATTGCTATATTATATTTTTGTAGCATACTAGCATACCTAGGATAGTCTTTCCAATTGCCTGGATGCCAACGCATTACAATAGGACGGTCGGTGTTAGCACGAATTTTTTGAATAGTAGACTCTAACCACGTTTCAAGATTGATACCGCGCATACTCCAACCCAATGGACGTTGTAATGCTATTAAAATATGTTGTCCTTGTGTGCGCCAAGGTGCTAAATCCATATTATAGTGTTGGCGCATGTTATTCCAGTTTTCATCTGTGTATCGATCATTACAATAAATGCCGGTAGCGGGGAATACTCCATTAAAACTATAACGTAAGTAAGTGTGTGGATTGGTTCGATCTTTATAGATAAACACGTTGCTATCAACACTTAACCAGTACTTGTTCAAACGTTGTTGCGTTTGCATAACCATTTCGCGAACTTTGTAATGACTTAATTTTACCTTGCTTGGATTACTAGCAAACGCATTTCCAATAATTGCACCAACATCGCAGGGTTCATATACTTGTGAGTGCGTGACTGTAGCAGTGTCTCCGCACTTGGCAGCGCCTTCGGCAAAGTAGGTTAATGCGTTAATTTTTTCCTCGCCATTGATTTTAGCAGGTAAACTACTAAGATAGCTTTTAATAATTAAAGGTTGGCCGTTTGTCATTTTCTTCTACTAATTCCCAGGCCTTGCCTGTTAAAATTTCACTGAGACTAAATTGTCCATATGCAATACTTGACAACCACTTGTAAACAATATCTTCGTGAACCCGTAGTGGATATTCAATTAAACTTAAATCGTTAGAGCAAACAGTACTGGCCGCAGTAGGAGCCATGCTAAATGCTGGAACTCCATACTGTACTGCTTCTACAGCTGCAATACTATTATAAGTCACCAACGCATAGATATCGTCATCTAGTGCATCATAAATTGTATCATTAGTTCTTTCGCCGCGGCTGGCTTTTTCTCTTATAACAATTTCTCTATCCGTATGTTGTTTAATAGTTGCTATAGTATTTTTAATCCAGGTATCGCGATCTTCGCCATAATATAAAAATGGCTTTTCTGTACTCATAATTAATAAAATTTTACTACCTGGTTTTTTCCAGCCACGATATTGCAAACTTGGATTAAACTTACACAACTCTCGCCAACGATCATCGGATACGTCTAATATACGATTTTGTTGCATATCATTTTTTTCTATACGATGATATACTTTTCTACCTGTTGTATTGTTAGGACTTCTGTAGTTGCCAAGGTATCCAGTTTCAACAAAATAAAAATCTCTACCATTGCGTTGTGCATGTTTAGCATATTCGCCTGTGCTGATGCCTCTGATTAAGATAGGATCAGTAATCTCATCTTTGGCACGTTTATAATCATGACTAGACATAAATTTAGATTCTGGATATGCTGCCATAATCATAGCAGGATAATCGCTAAATTTCATCAAACGAAATAAGCGTTCCTCTTTTTCGCGAATCATTGACTCAAGTTTTTTATCGTATCCTCTGGCTTCTTTATTTGAACCATACGAATAAAGTGTGCCAAGTTGTTCAAGTTCACGATATAATTTTAATGCGTCTCCAACATTATGTTTAAGAGCACTGCACATGTCGGCGTGCTGTTTTTGATATTCTTCCCCGGGCCAACGTTCGACTACTGCTAACGGCAATGTCATATATCTGTCCGCTGTAAACAGTAATCAGTAAGCATACGCTCGCGATGCCACTCGTCGCCCTGTGGTGTTGTGGCAAATTCTGTAAAGCAAGGTGTACCTAGTGTGTAGTGCAATAATTTAGCATCTGGGTTTGGACCATATTCGTCGGGCAACCAATTCCATTCTTTTGGCAATTCTCCAATGCGTTCATCGTCGATCCAAGTAAAGCGATGTAAGTATGCACCTGTGGATTTTTCAATAAACTCTGGTGTTAGTCGATGATTTGGTTGATTGCTACAATTCCAAAGTATTACACTAGACCAATTTTTTCGAGGATAATCTTCATTTTTGCTACCAAGATACTTTTCTTTCATCTTGGTTTTGTAATCATGTTTGACTACCATAACATCCATATGATTATTACGCAGGTCCCAAAGTTTAGTAATATCGTCACGCACAATCATATCGCCATCAATAAAAATTGCCCAGCCCTTGTAGCTCATTAAGTGTGGAACTAAAAAGCGACTATAGATAAACTGATTACTACCATCAGTGTGCGTTTCGTTGTAGTCTTTAAATAAGTTAAGTGCTAGTGGTATAATTGATACAGGACGACTAGCGTGTCTAATAATACTATTAGAGCAAACGTGAAAAGCAATTGCTTCGCGGGGATCGTACCCGATAAAAATTGGAATTGGGGTCATATAGGTATTTATATACCTATATTATGGAATAAATTATTGCTGAGCAAAGGTCATCAAACTATGATCTAACCATGGCAAAATTAAATCTTGTTGGCGCAGTTCATTATGAGCAAATACACTTCGTTCTGCACTTTCTGGCAATAAACCCATTTCGCTTAACGTATGCCAGTTTGTTTTTTTAGGATCTTGAGGAGGTATGCTACTCTTATATACAATTGCATGTAGCCATGGTTCTCGAGGTTTTTTTAGAAAAAATCCGTGTTTACAATCCCAACCCGAAACCGCTAGCATATGGATAAGACTAACTATACTATAATGATAGTAGCATCCACTTTCTTGTGTAAATGCTAATTGATTTCTGCGTAAATTAGTAGTTTGCGGAACTATTATAGCTAACATTCCGCCATCGCTAGTAATGTTCCACCAGTTTTTTAAAGTGTTTACAGGATTTATAGCGTATTGAAATGAATCATGGCACCACAAAATATCAAACTTTCCACTCTTAGGTAGATAAACAGTTTCTTCAAAATCTGTTTTTTGATAAGTGACATTTGGGTGTTCTCTTGCAACTACTAATTCATCTAACAAATCTACGCCAGTACACTTAATATTAAGTGGTTGTGGATTGTCATCTCTAGTAGTTCTTGTTGCCCACCATTCGATATCACGTCCTTCTCCGCAACCGAGATCGACTACAGTTTGAATACTTTCCATAAAGTCGTCGTACTCGTACAATGCATTTAATGTTTCTAAACTGTGTTGGTGACTTTCAACTGCATTAACTAATAAACTCATACTGTGATATCTTCCATTCCGGCTGTCCGTAAGCGAACAATATGACCCATTTGCCACTGTTTACTGTCTAATCCTTTTAAGATGCCCAACCACTTGTTGCGTAGTAGTGCTACTTCGTTAATAATAGTTTCAAAGTCAATAACTTCGTCTTCGCCGTCAACATACTTTTCTGCGTCACGGCTAGTTAACGCACGAGCATAACCTTCCAAATACTTTTGAAAGTGCTTGCGTCTAATCTTGCGTAGCTGTATATTCAAGTGATTTAAGATTGCTTCAATCTCTTGTAGTTGATTAAATCTATGTTCAGTAATGCCAGGCAACGCAGTAATATTCTTTTCCACGAGTCCTCCAATGCGACAATCCTTCTTTGCTTCCTCGAGCTCTCGCTCGTAGTGTGCAATGAAGTCTGGAATGTTGCCTAAGTCTGCTGTTACTTTACTATACCACATATAAATCCTTTATATACTTAACCATTGTAGCATACTTTTTGGGAAAATAGCAAGATCTAAGTTTCGTCTACGGGCAAACTCAGACAAAAAGACTGATAAATTTTCTTGCTGTTCTCTTGTAGCCGGGCTGTACAATGATTTTATTAATTCTTCTTTAATTGAGATTTGACTTTGATCGATTCTTTTTGCCAATTCATCAACGCTGTTTGAGTCTAAGACATTTACTGCTAAAAAATCTGGGTCGTAGCAAGGAGAATAATGAATTGTATCGTTGCTAAACTCTTCTACAAAATCAGGTAAACCGAATATTGTTAAATTGCTTACTACCGAATTAAATGCTAGTCTGATATTTCTTGATCTAATTTCATTTAGATTATTTTTAAAATTCTCAAAGCTATTTCCATATCGATTGAACTCATAAAACTTACCAATGTTTTCTGCACTAACTGTTAGTTCTAAATTTTCTATGTGTTGTATCTTATCAAGTTGACGACAGAATCTATCATGGTTTACGCCTAGTCCGGTGTGAATAGTAATATTCTCACAACTTGACAGTTTTGTTAACAAGGATAAAAGACTATTGTACAAAAATGGTTCGCCGCCGCTAATGCGTATTAATTTAGTATTTTCAAATTTGCTTACTTCGTCAAGTAAAAAATTAAAATTACTACTTTCGGCAATTTCTCTTTGACTAAGTTTTAATAACACTCGATCTTGCTCGTGCATCTTAAATCTATCATGATCTAAATATGCTCCGTTGTTAATAATATCCTGCCCCCAAGCAGAACTGTATGTTTTGCAACAATAGGAGCAGGTTAAATTACAAGTTGACCCAAATGTTATAGTTAACATTTCGGGTGTCGATTCTAAACTTAAATGAGTTTTTTGATAACTCTGATTAGCAATACGACGACTAACAATATTATTACGTTCAGGCCGCCAACAAGCATTTTCACAGCTAGGCGCAGGTTGATTATCTAACATTAATTGCCGCTCTTTTAAAAGCAACGGCGTATTAAATAATTTTCCAGGATTGTTTTTTAACCAAGTTAGATCTATTTTAGAGAGTTCTGCCTGGCAACAGGATTGTGTTAATTTTTTTTCTAAATCAACGCCCAGGAAGGTAAATTTCTCACTACAATAAAATTTATCCACGATTAATAATCGTCATCCTCTTCGTCGTATTCAAAATCTTCATCATCTTCGTCGTCATCTTCCTCGTCTTGATGATCTTTAATATAATGAGCAAGTGCAGATTTAACTGCTGAGTCTGATTTGAACACTGACTTAATATCATCTGCATCACAATCGTTGTCAATTAACACAGAAACTAGTGTTTCTGCCGCTTCATCGCGGTCTACGGTGTTAACATAACGCTTGAGTTCATCCCAAATTTCTTTTGCTAATTCTACTGACATTCTTATTCCTCCGTGGCTTCGTCTTCAGTACTTACCGTTTCTTTTTGATTTGCAAAATCTGCCATCACTTTATCTAAGCAACCTTCTTCATTTGATTCCCACGCTTTGCGGAACTGTTTGATAATTTCACCGTCGCTAGTGACAAACATTAAACGATTGCCATCTTTCTTAAGAATGCCCTTTTTCTCTGCTAGATCAACAAGTCCGCTGTATGGGTTCATACCTGTTTCATAAGGAATCTTAACCTGCACACCTTCGAATGGTTTAGCATAACGAGTTTTCATAACTTTACAACCGGCACGAATACCCATAACATCTGAAATCTTGTTGCCATCCTCATCTTCTTTGAGTTTCATTTTCTTCATAGCGACCACAATACTCGAAGCATAGATAAAACCTTGGCCACCGGAGATTTTGTCATCCGGATCAAACATATCTTGTGACGCATAAGTATGGTTAGTACATACTAAGCCTACGTTATAACTACCAAACATGTTTACGCAATTACGTACAAGTGCTGTTAGTGCTTTAGGCTTACGACCTAAGTCACCCTTCATTTCACCTGCTTCAAATTGATTAATATCAGTAGGAGTCAACAACATACCTAGCGAGTCAATCACAAACAAGACTTTAGGACGTTCGCCGTCTGGTAGTGACTTATAGTCTGCCATAAATGTTGCAATAGTTTTTGCCACATCGTCAATCATGGCCATTGACAATTTAAGCAATTTACTTTCGCTAGTGTCTACACCAAGTGCTTTGAGCCAATCTTCGTCAAGTGCATTTTCAGAATCAATAAGAACTACATAGATACCTTGCTCTTGTGCGTTCTTGACAATGTTGCCTGAACAGATATATGATTTACCTGCACCAGACTCGCCTGCAAATACAGTGACCTTACCTAGCGGAATGCCTTTATTAAAATCTCCAGAGATAAGATAGTTAAGTGCATAGTTACCTGTGCTGATCCAGTCTGTCGGATCGTTGAATCCAATACTAAGACCATCAATGCTCTTAGTGATGTCCTTGCGGAACTTGCTTATATCAAATGGTTTTGCCATAGTTAATTTCCTTCTTTAAGTTTGTATAATTCTGTAAAAATCTTACTGCTGTCTATGTTTCTTCTTTGGTCTAGTGTTTTTATCTTCTCAAACGATCCTGCTAAATCTTTTTTAAATGGTTGTTCTATATAACTTAACAAATTTCTATAACTATCTTCAAGTAGATATCCAGGTGCTTCATTTATCTTTGATTCTAGTTTAGTCTTTAACAAGTTTAACACATCTGTTGGTAAATGTCTAACATTTAGGTATTCTGGATCTAACAACGGACCAATAATAAAACTGTTATTGTGGAAACCTAAACCTTTTAAGTAATCAACGCATCCAAAAATTGAATTATAATTTAATAAAAACCATAACATGTTAAAACTAATCTTGTGATTTAACTGTTTGATTTGAGATAAGTTATCCAAAAAGTCTGACCATTTACCACCATATCTAACATACTCAAATTCATCTTCGATAGTTTCTACACTAACGGTCCAATGCACATTTTTAAATTCACAAATGCGATCAAATACTTGTGTGTCTGTTTTGCTTAAATTGGTGTTGATACGTAAATTTACGTTTGGGTTAAGTTTTTTTAATAATTCTAAATTTTCCTTCATTAATAAAGGTTCACCGCCGGCCATATATACATGTTTAAGTTGGCCAGCATGTTTTAAAATATATTCTTTAAATTCTGTTTGTTCTTGTTCAGCCGGGGTTAACATTATTGTTTTTGTTTCGTCGGCCCACTTACTACTAAACATTGGATTACAATATACACAAGCATGATTACACAAATTTGACCACCGAACATCTACTGTTTTAAGATCAAAATTGTTAGGTCGATAGGTTTCAAGAGAGTTATCTTTTAACTCTTTAAGATAAAATACTCTATCACTAATGATATCAAAGCCTTGCTTTCCTACTTCCAAATCATAACAGGGTTTACAGTTGCTAGGATATTGACGATTAAGCATCATTGATTGTCTTGCAACATTTTGATTGTTAGTTAAAATTTGTTCTATTGGCGCATCTTTTATATTTCCTAGTACACTGGCGCTACGAATACAATTTTTAACATTGCCGTCAAAATTATACATTAACCCAGACCACGGCATAGGACAAAACGCTCGATTAGTTAATATATCTTTTGGTGTCATATAGCGCCTAGACTAATATCTGCTATTTGCAAATTATTTTTATTAGTTATATCAAAAATATCCACTAATGTACTTGCCCAATTATTAACATCTGCTGCTGGCGGAACCGTTTTATCCGGGCTTGTTGCAATGTTTCCGGGACGTACTACAATAATCTTAATACCCAATCGACGATTACGTATTTGTTTTACTGCTTCTTCAAGCGCAACCTTTTGCACTCTATAGGCATCCATATCTAAACCAGGAAGTGACGATGTAGGATCTTGAGTCATCATTGTTGAAATTACAACAATATGTTTATTGGTTCCTTGCCAACGGTTAGCCATTTCAAATAATAATTCTGTTTGGGCATATCCAGCTTGAGCATTATTAATAAACATATCGCAAGGTTCAATCTGGTCACAAATTTTTGGTATATTGCGAATATTGTTTCCTTCTCGTTTACTCAATCCAACAATTTCGTGGCCGCTAGATTGGTATTTGCTAGCCAAGGCTTGACCAATACCTGCTGTATGTCCAGTAATTGCTATTTTCATACTATGCCTCTTAACTGTTTTTGTTTTGCTATATATGAGGAGGCAAGGTCAGAGTCTTTATTATCAACTGCTAGTTCAACAGGATATTTAAGATAAGCATAATTGTGGTTAATGCCGTGTTCTTTAGCAAATGCTTGTATGTTAGGAAGATCATCAACATTAAGACGACTGACTGTAGTCCATAAATTTAACTTAACCGGCATAGCTTTATACTTCATTAAATTTGTATAAAAAGTATCCCAAGTTATTGGCCAACGCATTAGTTCATGAACTGAACCAATTCCGTCACAACTGACTGTGACTGTGACTTCGATTCCCTGTTTTGCTATTTCCGTTAACTCTTCTAAAACTATATTACAGTTTGTATTAAGTCTAAGTGTACGCAAATTTGGCGGTAAATTATCTAAGATTTTTTTGTAATTTTTACTGTAGCTAGGCTCTCCGCCATTAATATCCAGATGTCTGATACGTTCTTGGGGGAACGACCAATATACGTCACTATTATTAACCACCGGAAATGATTTGGAAGTCAATGCGCCTATGCGAGTGCTACAATTTGGATTACAAGTCATGCAGGCAGCATTACATACATTATCTAACACTCCACCAATTTGTAAATAGTCTCCAGATTCGTTTTTGTCTAATTCTAACGAATGTATTCTTATACTATCAAGATTTTGTTCTTCGATTTCTTGACACCTTAAACATTCTTTTGGCCAAACATCATTGTCGAACAATTTTTTAATTTGTTTTAACCATTCGCTATTTTCCATTTCGTCAATAGTTTTAAATCCAGGGGGATTAATCATGTGACCGCACCGGCTAATTGTGCCGTCTGAATTTATTCTTGCAAAATGGTCTAGCCTAGGACAATACATAAGTTGTTTTTAATAAATTTTGAGAATGTTCAAAAACATACTCATATGCTTGAGAATCTACAGATTTAATATGTTTCCATAATTCGTTAAATGTCATCGACATTCCAATGCTACCAAATAGGACATTATCTATTCTTTGATACATTTCTTTATTTTTGATCTGCTTAACTTTTGAAACTAACTCATTTGATGGAGACCCAAATCCAGGATCTTCATTTAAATCAGTAATTGATTGTATATCGTTCATTGATATAAAATTTAACTTAGTAGTTGCATTTGTAAATCTTGACAAATTAATTAACCACATAAATTGTGGACAATAATGATTATTAAGATACAGATAGTTTAATGCAAACCATTCAACGGTGTTAATATCTAGCTCTGGATTATCTCTAATAACTGTTTTTATAAATGTATTGATGCCTGATTGTAAACGTTCTTCTGGATTACGAATTACAACATCAATTGATTCTATTTTACCAATCTGTTCGTTAAATCTTATACGCCAATTTTTTTGCTTTGCTGTTTCGTATAAGCTAGAACGCCCGTTCTTAAAAATGGGATAGACATACCGCTGTGACGGTATAACTTCAATTACCTCACAGCGGTCTGCAAATATAATGCGATCTAAATGCGATAGCATTAATTACTGCTTCTGACGTGCCCTGATCATTGCCAAGATATCGTTAGCATTTGTACTTGCGGCTGGTTTAGCCTCTACTGGTGCTGACGCTACGGCTGGCTCTTCATCGTCGAAGTCGCTACTTACTGCTGGTGCTGGTGCACTTGCTACTGCTGGTGCTGATTCAGCAGCTGGCGTAGAGTCAGAACTACCTGCTGGGGCTGCTACACCTGCTGGGCGGAAGTATTGACCCCAACGCTCAGTATCATAACTCTGACCATCTACGCTGGCTTCAAACATCTCTTTGATGACTTTGAGTTCAACTTCGCCTGGACGTTTTGGCAAGAATGTTGCCAAGTCAAACAAACCATGCTCTTGGATTGCTGCTTGTTCTGCTTCAGTTAATGCGGATTCTTTACGAGCCCACTTACTTGTACTGTAGTCAGCAAAGCCACCTTTACTAGTTTTAGTAATGCGGAAGTCCAAACCACGCAACAAATCTGTTGGCAATTCTTCCAACTCTGTATCCATCAACGCACCTTTGATAGTTGCGAAAATTTGAGGACCAATGATAAAGCGACGAATTGGATTTGCTGGAGCCTTGTCGTCGGCAAGAGGATTCTCGCGAACAAAGCCTTGGAAAATATAACTACGCTTCTTCCAATACTTACGACCCATTTCTTCTAAGGATTTATCCTTAAACCAAGTACGTACTTCTGCCAAGATTGGGCAAGCATCGCCATACATTTCTACGCATGGTACTGGTACGATTACTTGTTTGCTTTCTAACTCACCTTTGATACCGTTGAATGGTAAACGGATTTGAGCACGTTCTACCCAGAAGAAAGTGTTTTTTGGATTTGCGTCTGGTAAGAATCGGAGTGTTGCGGAAGAACCTTCTTCCATGTTCCAGTGTGGATAAATTGCGTTGTCACCACCTGTGGATTGATTACCGCCTTGTTTTGATTCGCTAGCG